CCAGACAATAAGATAATTGAGCATAGCATATATCCTGAAAAGCTGCGATTTTATCAAATGCAGGAGAAAGAACATAAAGGCGGATTTACTCGATCAGGTCGGGCAACCTTTAGGATTATGGAGATAGTTTACGAGCCTGAAAGCCGAATACATGATGAAAAGATTACTATTTTTATTGAATACAATCCCGAACTTATCGGACATGTTTTGAATGCAATGTCAGAGATTGGCTTTCAATGGGGATATTATTCCGCAAGGGAATACTATAAAAAACACGGTAAACTTTATTTTCCACCAAACCATAACAAAACAAATGAAACAGCTTATTAACATTCAGAGCGAATTGAAAGCTCCAAAGAATCAGTTTAATTCATTCGGTAAGTATCACTACCGAAATGCAGAGGACATCCTCGAAGCATTGAAACCTATCTTATTAAAGCACGGCTGTACACTGACAATCAGTGATGAAATTAAAACAGCTGGCAGCATTCTGTATGTTGAAAGCAAGGCTACACTTTGCCATAATGAAGATTGTGTAAGTGTAACCGCACAGGCAGGGATAGACCCTAACCGCAAGGGTATGGATATATCACAGGCTTTCGGTGCATCATCATCATACGCACGTAAATACGCATTAGGCGGCCTTTTTTTATTGGATGATAATAAGGATGCAGATGCTACCAATACACACGGCAAAGATGACTTAAAGCCCCTTAAAGAAAAGCTATGGAAAATGGTTGAAAAGATAGATGATGATTTGGTAAAGAAAGCATCAGCTTTGAAATCAGTAACAGATGCGACTACATCAGAACAATTACTTAGAATTGAATCACGCTTAAAGGAATTGATAAATGAATAACTTATCAATAGTTGAAATCAATATGCAGCTTCAGGCTGTAACACCGCAAACGTTAGAAAGCATTGCGGCCTGTACTGAGTACGGTGCAAAGTTAGCGGGATGGATAGCTTACACCGGGCTGGCAAAGGCACAAGCGAAGCGGGATTTATTGGCAAAGAAAGGGGAAGCATTGGCCGACATCCTTAATCGCAATGATAAGCTAAGCCCCTCTGTTATTAAAGAATGGATTGCGGCAAAGACAAATGATGAGGATTATGCCTTTGAACTGGCAGACCGTACCAATGCAGCCGCCACGCATCAACTGGACTTAGTTAGATCTATTTTATCAGCGCTTAAAACTGAGATGAGTTCTATTAATTTTTATAAATCTTAACAATGAATGAAATAACAATAAAAAAAAGAGATAAATTAATATCTTATTTTGGTAGTGTAGAAAAATATCAATTAGAAATATTTGATAAAGTACCTCCAATATTTATGATGTCATGTGACAAAAATGGGAATGTAATAGGTTGTCATGAAAGCATGAAACAATATCTTATAAAAGAGATAAATAAATCGAATATGACTGCAAAAGAAATAATAGAAAGAGATAGTAAAATTTTTGAAAAAATAATATCAGATTTATATATTAAACTTTTTTCTTAATCAATAAATCAAATCAAAATGTCAAACTACGACAACACAAACAGCGGCGTTCTGTTCAAAAACGACAAAAAAGGAAACGACAAAGCACCTGACTACAAAGGCAAGGTAAATGTAAATGGCAAAGACTTAGAAATGGCAGGATGGATTCGGGAAGGTAAGTCAGGCAAATTTATCAGCATCAAAGTATCAGAGCCGCGCCAAAAGGACGGCAATGTATTTGACAACAAACCTAAGACAGTATTTGATAACTCAACCGACTTACCATTTTAATCATGGAAAGAAAAGACCTGATTAAGTTTATCGGTAATGCCTTAGACGTGGACATACTCCCTGTGACACATACCGTACTAATTGACAAGCTGAAAGAATATGAGGAAAACTACATCAAAAAGAATATCCGTTCTTATAATGTAACTTCACTGATTTCAGATGAGATGTTTGACCATTACGCTTTGCAGATATGCGAAATGTATGGAATAACAATAAAAGAGCTGAAAAGCAAAGACAGGTACTTTCAGCTTGTTATGGCACGGGTACATTTCTGCCGGTATATGCGACTGGAACATAAGGCAAGCGTAACCGCATTAGGTAAGTATTTGAACCGTGACCATAGCAGCGTAATCCACTATTTCAAAAGATATAAACTATATCATCAAATACCTGAAAATACAAGATTTAACAATGAATGAAAAGCAGATACATCAGCAAGTATGCCGGTACCTGGACTTGCAATATCCTAAAGTGATTTATACGTCTGATAGTTCAGGGGTGCGGGTAAGTATAGGGATGGCAAAGGCTTTGAAATCAATCCGCTGCAAAGGTTATAAGATACCAGACCTTATCATCATGCACCCGAATAAATTATATCATGGGCTAATTATTGAGATTAAAAAGGATTTGTCACAAATTATGACTAAGTCGGGAACATTAAAAAAAGATAAGCATGTCCAGGATCAGGATGTAACATTAACAGAATTACAGCGGCTGGGATATGCGGCCATATTTGGATGTGGCTTTAAACATTGTAAATCAGTAATCGACGAATATTTTAACCCCAAAAACAAAATCAAATGACAAGAAAGCAAGCACTTACGCAGCATCTGTTATCAGGCGGCAAACTATCAATTCTTAACGGATACCGCCATTTCGGAATCAGTAACATCAGCCGGGAAGTTAGGCGGTTGATAGAGCAGCCTTTTAATGTAACCCTTACACGCAAAAAGATGGAAGGGAAAACAAAGTACGGCAGCTATTGTACATGGCTGGAATATAGCCTTACTAACAACCGTATTAATGCCGCAGGTATTAAAGAGATGCGGAAAGCTCTCAAAGAAAATCCTGCAAAAAAAGTTGTTAAAATGAAAGCAAAGGCTTAATTTTGTAATTGATGTTTCGCACCATCATTTATAAACTTTTTGCCCCGATGGGATATTGGAGAGTGCGAACTCCTTTATTCCGGAGGGGTTAACTTTTTATGGAACGCAAGGCTTTTAATTTTTACAAATCTTATTATGAAGTATTTAAGATGCTTGAAAATGATGAAGATAAACTTCAATTCATTACTGCACTTTTAGAAAAACAATTTGAAAACAAAGAACCTGGTAAAATGTTACCGATGGCTACTTTTGCCTATAAATCTCAGGAACATAATATTATTGCACAGGTTGAAGGTTTTATTAATAAAATTAAACCCCCTACCGAAGGGGGTAGGCAAGGGGGTATTAAAGGGGGTTCGGTACAAGAGAAAGAGAAAGAGGAAGTAAAAGAGAAAGTAAAAGTAAAAGAGAAAGTACAATTCGTAGCACCTACAATCGATGAAGTAATTAAGTTCTTTGATGATAACGGATATACGAACGGTGATAAGGCATGGAACTATTACAACGATGGGAACTGGAAGGATAGCAACGGTAAGCAGGTTATTAACTGGAAACAGAAAATGAGAATAGTATGGTTTAAGGATGAGAATAAGAAAAAAGCAATCAGATCAATACACGACCAGGATAAAAGAACAAGAGAAATATTAGGATTATGAAACACGGATCATTATTTTCAGGTATTGGAGGCTTTGATCTTGCAGCAGAATGGATGGGATGGAAAAACGTTTTCCACTGCGAATGGAATCCTTTCGGGCAAAAAGTATTAAAACATTATTGGCCAAAAGCAATTAGTTATCATGACATCACAAAAACAGACTTCACTATTCACAGAGGAGCAATTGACATCATTACAGGAGGCTTCCCATGCCAACCCTACTCATCCGCAGGAAAGCGCCTCGGCAAAGATGATGAGAGACATCTCTGGCCGGAAATGCTTAGATGCATTCGAGAGGTTTCCCCGCGTTGGATCGTGGGCGAGAACGTTCGCGGCCTTACTAATTGGAATGGAGGGATGGTATTCGATGAGGTGCAGGCTGACTTGGAAACTATCGGCTACGAAGTCCTCCCGTTTCTACTTCCAGCTTGTGCCGTCAACGCTCCGCACCGAAGGGATAGAATTTGGTTTATTGCCAACGCCGATGGCACAAAGCAGAGAAATGACAGAGGAACAGACATTGAAAAGGAAAGAGAAATATGGTGGTATAAAAAGAGCGATGTATTTGGAGAACTTTGCCGTAATGGGGATGTTACCAACACCAATATCAGGGGACTGGAAGGGGCAGAGGAGGTCGGACGGGACGGCATCAATGTTAAGTGGAAAAGCAAGTTTGGGATTGCTACCAACACCAAAAACGCAGGATTCGAGACACGCACTGAGGGACAGAGGAAAGAGCAATTTAGGAGAGGAAATGTCGGAGCTTGCGTATCAAACAACTGGCAAAACTTCCCAACTGTCTCCCCAGTTTGTAATGGAGATGATGGGCTTTCCGACAGATTGGACTCTATTACCTTTCCTAAATGGAGAAACGAATCAATCAAAGCAGGAGGTAACGCAGTAGTGCCTAAATTAGTTTACCAAATATTCAAAGCAATTGATACCTTTGAAACCCAAAACCTAAAAAAATGAACTACATACAACCGCAAGCAAAAGAGGCAGAGGCCGCAATATTAGGAGCGATACTTATCGAGCAAAATGCAATCGACAAAGTTGCAGACATAATTACCCCTGATTCATTCTACGTAACAGCTCACAAAATAATCTTTACAGCCATTTGCGAACTGCAAAAGAAACATCAACCTATTGACATTCTTACAGTTACGCAGCAGCTACAAAAGACAAACCAACTGACTGACATCGGCGGAGCATACGAGCTTGTAAAGCTCACAAACGACATTGTAAGTACGGCAAACATAGTAAACCATGCCAAAATAGTGCATGAAAAGTACATCCTGCGAAGACTTATATCCGTATCCTCTGAAATCGCAGCCAAAGCCCTCAACCCCGAAACCGATTGCTTTGAACTCATCGACCTTGCAGAAAAGCAAATACTTAAAATTGCCGATACCAATCAGACCGATACCTTACACATTTCGAGCGTAATGGTTGACACTTTACAAAAGATCGACAAATGGAAAGCAGCCGGGTCATCTATTACCGGCATAAGATCAGGCTTTCCCGACCTGGATAGGGCAACACGTGGATGGCAGCCCGGTGACCTTATTATCGTGGCGGCACGTCCATCGGTAGGGAAAACAGCGTTTGCGCTTAATTTGGTGCGAAATGCGGCCCTCAATGGCGCAGGGGTAGGTATATGGTCACTTGAAATGAAAGCGCCTTATTTAGCCCTTAGAATGCTTGCGGCGCAATCGGACATTATTTTGAATAAACTGCAAACTGGCAGGTTGGATGATATTGAACACAAAACAATAAACGAGGCAGCCGAAGCATTGAGCCGGCATAAAATATTCTTTGATGATGCTAATGCCGTAAATTTACGTTCGTTAAAGGCTAAGGCTCGCCGTCTTAAAAAAAAGCATGACATCGGCCTGATTGTGATTGATTATCTACAATTAATGCACGGGGAAAGCAAAAACAATCGGGAGCAGGAAATAGCCACAATAAGCAGGGAACTTAAAAACCTTGCTCAGGAACTTGATATTCCGATTGTTGCACTAAGTCAACTAAGTAGGGATGGGGTAAAGAATAGCAATAGGGAAACCCCTCCTCCCATATCTTCATTGCGTGAGTCAGGTGCTATTGAGCAGGATGCCGATCTTATACTGATGCTGTGGGGTGCGAATGAAACCGAATTATCTAATGATAAAAGTTACGAGAGTAAGCGGCGGATAAGGATAATGAAGCAGCGTAATGGTATGCTGCTTACCTGCGATTTGGATTTTAAGAATGAGATTCAGCTATTTCAGAGTATGTCTGAAATAAATAAAGATGAAGTATTTTTTTAACCCATATATTTGTAAACCAAAAACCTAAAACCATGAACAAAGATTATCTGCAATTCCTACAAAGGAAACAAAAAACCCATGTTAATTCAGGCTTTGAAATTTCAGAAGATGCCCTTAATGGCTATTTATTTGACTTTCAAAAGTTTATTGTAAAACGTGCATTAAAGGCCGGCAAATATGCAATCTTTGCCGACTGCGGACTTGGTAAAACTTTGATGCAATTAGAATGGTCTCGTCAGGTATTTATCAAAACAGAAAAACCAGTATTGATATTAGCACCGCTTGCCGTTGCAGGACAAACAATAAAGGAAGGTAATAAATTTGGTATCAATGTACAAAAATACGATAATGAATCACCAATACAAATCACTAATTATGAGCAATTGGAAAATATAGATTGCTCACAATTTGCTGGCATAGTACTTGATGAATCTTCAATACTTAAAAACTTTGAAGGACAAATAAAGAAATTTATAATTGATAAATTCAAAGATACTCCATATAAGTTAGCTTGTACAGCGACTCCTTCACCTAACGATCCGATGGAATTAGGCAACCATTCAGAGTTTTTGGATGTAATGAGTCGAAATGAGATGCTTGCCATGTACTTTGTGCATGATGGAGGGGAAACGGCAAAATGGAGATTAAAAGGTCATGCAATTAAATTGTTCTATCAGTTTGTAGGATCATGGGCAATAATGCTGAATAAACCTGCTGATATAGGGTTTGCTATGGATGGGTATAATCTGCCAACACTTAATCTAATTGAAAAGGAAATAAAAACTAAAAAGCGGGATAATGGATTACTTTTCAATGATGCCATAATATCGGCTACTAACTTTAATCAGGAATTAAGACTAACAAAGATTGAAAGATTAGATGAAGCGGCAAAGATTGTAAATGATTCAGAAGAAAACTTTATCATATGGATAAAGCAAAATGAGGAAGGTGAATTGCTTAAAAAATTGATTCCAGATGCAATAGAAGTAAAAGGATCTGATGCGCCTGAATATAAAGAAAAGATGCTATTAGGATTTGCTAATAATGAATTTAGGGTACTTATAACAAAAACCAAAATAGCACAATTCGGACTTAATTATCAGAATTGCCGTAATCAAATATTTGCATCATTGGATTTTAGCTTTGAGGGATTGTATCAGGCTATACGCAGATCTTATAGATTTGGGCAAAAGAATGAAGTAAATATATTTTTAATTACTACCGATACCATGAAAAATGTTAATGAATCTATTAACCAAAAACAAAAACAATTTGAAATTATGCAAAATGAAATGAGTAATGCTATTAATGAGAATCTTAATGGCAGTAAAATGACAATGGCAAATTATGACATTAATGAAGAAACTAATGAATGGTATAAAATTAAGAGGGGCGATTGTGTTCAATTAATATCTCAATTAGAATCTGAATCTGTTGGCCTTAGCGTATTTTCTCCGCCATTCGCAGAACTTTATACTTATAGTAGTCATGTTGAGGATATGGGTAATTCAAAAGATTATAATGAATTCCTGACTCAATTTGGATATTTAATAAAAGAACTTTATCGCATCATGAAACAAGGCAGAAATGTATGCGTTCATTGTATGGATCTTCCAATACAAAAAGGTAAGGAAGGTTTTATCGGACTTCGTGACTTTTCAGGCATGATATTAAAATCTTTTGAAGATGCAGGTTTTATTTATGCATCAAGGGTTACAATATGGAAAGATCCAGTTGTAGAAATGCAAAGGACTAAGGCACTCGGATTATTGCATAAACAGGTAAAAAAAGATTCGACAATGAGTCGAGTAGGTATTCCTGATTATGTTATGATATTCAGAAAGGATGGAGAAAGAACTGATCCTGTAACTAATACTAATTTAAGCGTTGACCTTTGGCAGAAAATAGCATCACCGGTATGGATGGATATTAACTATTCAAATACATTACAAGGTTATCGTAATGGCAGGGAAGAAAATGATGAAAAGCATATTTGCCCTTTGCAATTAGATACTATTGAAAGATTAATTTTACTTTATTCAAATAAAGGAGATACGGTATTTACACCTTTTATGGGTATTGGTAGTGAGATATTTCAGGCAGTAAAAATGGAAAGGAAAGGTATTGGATTTGAATTAAAAGAAAGTTATTATGATTTGGCAAAGGCTAATTTGAAAGCAGCCATAAGTGAAAAAGCGCAGGTAAGTTTATTTTAACCTCATTGCCGCTTAAATATAATTTAACCGTTAGTAAGTTATTTGTATTTAATGGGGGCGGCAATATATTAGCCGAGTGAAATATCTCGGCTTTTTTGGTACATATAGTACCGATATAACTTAAAAAGTAAACTTTATGAGTAGTATAAATCAGCTTCAGCTTTCCGCCTTGTAATCAAACCATTTAGTACTTTGCCGCCTGACTTTGTCCATCTATTAAACTCATCCCGTATAGTCGCATCATTAGGATTTGCATTGACCTTTTTAAGTAGTGTGCTTTTGGCTAAATTGCCTGCCCCTACATTGAACGCAAAAGATGTTAAGGCCCCTAACTGATTTTCATTTATTTCGGACTTCACTAACTTTTTAATCTCTGCCTCAAACTTTTGAACGACAAAAAATAACAATCTATCCGCCCGATCTAATGTAATCTTATCTCCTTCCTGAACCTTACTGCCGTTCTCATAAAAGGTATTACCATAACCGATTGTCCAAACATTTGCAGGACATAGATAAGCACGTAACTTCAACCCCTCAAACTTTCTGATTATCGGTATTCCTTTGTTCATAATCCTTTATCAATTTAAGCAGTTTCTTTTGTGAGGCTAAAATAACCTTATAAGCGTAACTCTTAACGATGTTCATCTCAACAAGCTCATCATCATAAGTCCTAAATTCAGAATCGCTTATATCAGATATAGTAGCAAGCAATGTACACTGACTCTCAATAATTTGCAACAGCTCATTATCCGTTGGTAAAAAGTCCGCATGTATAGTTGCTTCTTCCATCATAAGATTTTACCCTTATAAATACGATAATTCCGCACTTCAAAATCTTTGCCATTGTCAGATAAATCGACCATTCCCATCCCTTGCCCCCAACGATTCAAAGGCATATAAGCTGGGTTTAATTCACAAAGACAGCCGACTGACCATGTAGTAACTATATCACCATTCATATCTGTTTCGGTATGTTCTGAAACCTGATGATTATGGCCTTGCATAGCAGATACCTTGCCCTTCATATACAAACCCCTCGCAATGTTTACAGGGCTGAAAACTGAAGGATATTCGTGGCCGTGAATAATATTTAACTTATTTGCCTTTATTATTCGCTTTTCGCCTACTACATCCATCCCCCTATCCTTAGCCTTCAAAAGATGCTGAAGCTCAAATTCAGGTATGCCTAAAAGTTCAGGAGCTTTCTGCATAAGATAATGCTCATATCTTTCGTCATGATTGCCTAACTTATAAATAATCTTTGCGTTAAATTGCCCTAATACATCCAAAAGCTCATTAAGTGCCTTTAATTCGTGCGCCAACGATCTTTTGCGTGGATCTTTCATAAATCGGGAAAGGCCGTAAAAATCGACTGTATCGCCGTTAAGGAGTATCGCATCAGGCTTCTCCTCGCTAATTTTATCAAATGCTGCCGTTAATGCGGCAATAGAATGATACGGTACGTGTATATCGGAAAGTACGGCCAGCTTCTTAGCTTTCAAAATATATGGCTCATATTTGCTTTCGTCTGATTCAGGTAGTTTCCAGGGATTTTTAGGGCGTTCCCCATTAAGTAGCATAGATTTATCTTTTATTAATTTTCTATTTTCTTTTCCGGTTTTGCCTTCAATATATCTTAAAGAATTACGTGCATGATCGACACATGAAAAAACCTCTTTATTTTCATTGTACATAACCCTTGCAAGGGTAAGCGTTGGCATTTGCATACCATACTTTCGCCTATATTCACGGGCTATATCTCCTTTATTCATTCTATTATTTTATCAATGTCAATGCCATTATCTTTTGCTTCCTGCCATAACCATTCCCAAATATCATCTATTGTCGTACCATGCTCAAACCTGCGTTTGCCATTTAACAATACCTCATGAATAAAGCAGGCCATACCCAGCGAAGCGTTTGCCCTACGGTAAGCCATCTCATCATCATGATTATCCAGGTCATATTTAATAGATGCTTTCGGCATTATAATGGTTTGATAAACCTAATTATAACTTTACGGAATGTCAAAATAATAGATATAATAACTAACCAAATTAGTTCATCCCTTTGCCGTTTATATTTATCGCATTTGTCAGTCAATAGGTTGACTTTTTTAATCTCATTGTCCAGTTTTTTATTTAATAAACTTGACAATTTTTGGCAGCTGTCAATGATTACTTGTTGCTTCGCTGTATTCTCCTGCGTCTTAATCACATATTTAACAGTCGGCTTGCATGGTATTTTTGTAATAACCTGCTTAATCTTTTCCACTTTTACCGTATCGCAGTTCGCCGATAGTAAACTATCTATCAATCCTGCCATATATTCAAACTCAATCTCGTACTGATGAAGTAGTGCAGTATCTGCAACAGTTACCGTTTCAATAGTTTCCTTTATTGGAAACCTTTGGGCGCACTCCTCAGCAGATGCTTCAGGTAGCTTATCCATCATCTTATGCAGCTTATTTGCAGGATTGCACGAAACTGCGAACAAGGAAATAATTATAAGTAATTTCTTCATATTAAAAAAATGAAAGCACTAATCCACTCATACCACCTGCAATAGTATATACTGCATCTCGGTAGTCAAACTTACCATAGTCCATCAAATCCTTTAACTCCTTTCCTATTGCCGCAGTTAATACCGCAGCAAGTACATATATCCATGTATGCGCAATATCCAATGCCTTAAAGGTTATTAAAGCAAAAAAGCTGACGGTTACGCCAGCCCAAAAGTGCATTTCTTTATCCCTCTCCATCTTGCTTCTTATCTGTTTTGGTAGCACCAAAGTAATAACCTATCACACCTGCCAAAGCACCTCCAAAGATAAAACCACCTGCCGTTAATACGAGATCGTGATTCTGCTCCGGGATAGGCTTTACCTGAAGTAAGTACATAAGCAAAAAGCAGCCGATAACGACAATAATTGCTATGCTGTTTCTGATGTCAGTCTTTGTCAGTCTTTTTAACCATTCGGGCATATATTCTATTTTTTAAATCTTTAATATTTTTGCACGCACCGGGAAAGTTACGGATGCCGATAATTATCTGTACTGATATTGATACGAAAAATAACAAATCATGCTTAGCTAAAAAGCCAATAACACTCATTATCCAAATCGTCACTATCTCAATTTTCGCATTCATTTTCTATTGCTTTTACATTGTGGTCCTTATCAATTGTATTTAATATCCATGCTAATCCTTTACCCATAATACTCAAAGTTTTTGTTTTCTCATTTTTACCCAACACATGAGAGATTGTCACATCTTCATTACCAAATCTGTAACCGCCATCCTTTATCAAAGTATCGTTAAATAAATCCCTGCAAACTACATTACCTAACTGGTCAATACTTTTCGCTACCTTGAATAAATACTCATTTATTGCTCGAAACAAAGAACTTATAATCTGATACCCAAAACCAATCGGCAGTATTATTATTGCCAGCACAATCGCAACAATTAATAATATAAAGCCTCTCATAAATCTTCATCTTCAGGCAACCACCCCCCCGCTTTCATCTGATCTATATTAAATACCGTTACATCGCTCGGGATGATATATTTAAACAAAAACATTTGCTGACTTTCAATAAACGCTGCCAACCCATCCTTTTCCACTTGTGATAATTCAGGAAGCAAAGCAATAAGATTAGTTAAATCGTTATCCGGATGCACATAAATAACCTGATTCGTATCTATCTGCAAAGCTGCGTTTACGGTATCAATATAATTAGGATCTTTTGTCGGGTGCTTAATCCATCCGAACAGATACAAAGTAGCATCGTTTTGTTGGTTAATAGGTCTTTGAATGCGGAACAACTCACGACTTATTGCGATTGCCCTTTGCTCACTTGTTAATCCTGCTTGAGGTAAAACCTTAATGTATTGAGCGTTCATTGTGAGTGAGGAAAGGATAAATAATATGATAAATAAATATTTCATTTTAGTAGATTGAATAAAATGAATTTATATTATTTGATATTGCAGTTCTATTCGCTGATTGATTAGACGAATAAAATATAACTTCTTGTTGGCTACCTAATAAAAATAATCCATTAGTGCCAGCTGCATTTGCAGCAGTGCCTAATCTTAATGAATGATTTGCATCTCCTACCGAAACAGATCCAGATGTTCCATTTAGATTAGACAAGGCGTTTGCATTTGTTGCAAAATAACTTCTATTTGCTAATGTCGCATTTGTTGGATCAGCAAATAAATATATTAAAAATTGAGTATTTGCAGCTGTAGATCCTGCATTTTGAACATGTGAACAAATTGCACTTGATCCATTAGCAATAATATGAACTAATACTCTATCTCTTGCAGCGCTCGATCTTGTGTCATGTGCAAAATATGCACCCCTTCTTGTTAATGTATTTGTTGTACCCCAAAAAATATAGATAGCTTCAGGATCTGTAACATTTCCTGCTCTTGCAACCATAAAATTTGTATAATTTCCAGATTGATGTAAAAAATTCCAATCTGCTACGGTTGATGTATTAAAATGATCATTAGTACCATCGTAAATAATACAAGGTTTTCCGTTCTGTCTATCTATAGTTCCGCCATTAACAATACGCGGCTGATTTGCTTGCGTTGTTTGCGTGGCATTTCTTGAATTTGTACTTTGATCATACCATATTGTAACAAATGCGCTGTTATTGCCTGCAAATGTTTTTAGTGCGGATGTATCTAATTCATTATTTACAAATCCAATATCTTGCTCTGGCTGCCCAGTTGTATCCTTTCTTACTCTTATGGCTGCGCCTGAGTATCCAAATCTAATTTTACGAATAGAATAAGCTGCAACTGCTCCTGCATATTGATCTAATAATAGATTACCGCCAACTGGTCTATACGGCGCACTGGCATTTATAACAACCTGCGCTTCTGCTTTAAATAATCCAATTAATAATATCGTAAATATTAACCTCATTGCTTTCTTATTCTATATCCAAATAAAGTAAGGGTAAAATATGTCGGCTTTGTTGTAACCGCTGAAAAGCGAACGAATACAAAGTTAGCAGGTGGTATCTTATTCGTTGTAGCGGTTACGCTTGTTCCTGTTGTCAGGTTCGTAATTGCTGATCCTGTTGCAAGCCTTGTACCGCCTGCCGTTATGTTTAAACTATCATTAAACCAAACCTCCGGCGTTATGCTTGCAGATGTACCCTGCAATGCTACACGATAAGATGTGATAAACATTGTATCCGTTCCATCTAAATAAAAGCTACCTGCTAAAGTGGAGGTGCTAAATGCAGTCGTATCGCCTGCCGCTGCGCTTCCTACGTTGAAAACGGCAAGGGGTATTGTATCCTGTTTTAATACAACTTGTCTATTCTCCCAAATCTGTGAAGCAGTCGTATAGGTTATAGCATCACCCGATTTTGGCGAAGTTATTTTAACGTTATGCAGTTCGTCTAATTCCTGACCGTTTTGCGGCTTTACATAAATCAAACCATTGCCAGCGTTTGCCCTCTCAACTACACCCACGAAAACAGAATGATAAGGTGCTTCAGGCTTAACCTTTGTGAAGCCACCCGCCACGCTATCCAGCCATAAAATATCGCCCGCTGTATATGCACCTAAATTGATGCCGCTGACCTGCCCTTGCGTCGTAACCCATCCAGCTTGACCTGCTGCAATATCCGCCCTCACTATTCCTAAAGTTTTACTACTAAATGTATCGCTTGTATTCTTTGCCAACTTAACCGCTGCCCTGTCACCCGATGCGCCAAAGATATAAACGACCTGCCCCTTTGTAATCGTAACAGATTCGGCATTGGTTACATAGGCCTTTACTACTGTTGCAGTATCGCTTGCGGCAGCACCGCCTAACTTTATCCATTGCGTACCTGACCACGAATAAACCGAACTATCTGCAGCAGCATACCTCAATGCACCGGCACGTTTCCCATTGGTTGCAGATGTTTGCGGAAGTAAAAAAGTAGAATCAAATGCACCGCCCTTCCATTTATAATAGTTGTTAAAGTTCGTATAAAGAACTCCATCAATAGTCTGCCCATAGGCAAAATTGATAATCAGTAAACTACAAAAGAATCCTAATATTTTCGCCTTCATTGACAGAACCATTTATTGTTATTGTTTTTGTTGTTGCATTATGGGTAATATACCTGCGATCTGACCTCACCACATACGTCTGCAATATACCATCGATAAATACAAAAGGAGGGATAGTTAACTGATTATTTTGATAATCAGTATCTCCCTGCTCCATCGGCTGCCCGGTACCTACTATGAAATCTGCAACTGTCATAAATCTATTTGTATTAATATATACGACATTGCCATTCGGTAACTCATAATCAGATGGCACCTGACAGGCATTGTAAATAATAGGTAGTTTTAACGACATCTCAAAAGTAACCCCTGCTAATATATCTTCCTGACCCTGCCTGAAATACTCAAAGTTTGCAGACCTTTCCATCTTCCATTCATGTAAATCCCACCCTACCTGAGCCAATAAATCATGCCCTATCTGCTCACAATCGCTCTGCATCTCAAGTTCATCCATATTTTCAACATGATGAATGTCCGCAATGGTTACTAAAATCTGATAAGTCTTTTCTTTGCCGGTAATAGATGATGTATTAAGCGTGTACCATACGGCAGGATATTCAACATCTTTATAGTCGAATACAATAAAGTCCTCAGCTTTTACGTGCTTTGCCGTCCTTACCATTTTGTGGCCGGAGGCTATCTCGATCAGCTTTTTTATTATTTGATTGAGCGTCATGTTTTTTAAGATAAGCCTTTAACAGCTTTTGTATTTTGTTAGTATATTGATTGTTCATCGGCAACAGGATAAAAACTCATAACGATACCATTTAGGCATCTCTTTACGGCTAACATCAGTATTACCTAAATAAATACCAATTTCAAAGCTCGTACGCTTTGGCACAAAAGTATCTACACGGCTGCCAGGATTTATATATTCCTGAAACTTATTACCATTGCCAGCCTCCTCAATTAAATACCTGATAAGCCTTTCCAAATACCATTCCGCCCTATTCTTAAATTTAGCAGTAAAATCATCAATCTCTGAACTACTTACCGCTTCGCTATTCTCAGTCGTTTTACGTGTAAGCCCTTTGTTCCATAACTGAAAAGATAAAGCTGGAGCAAGTTCACTAATTGTGTAATGTATAAGAGGATCTCTGATATAATCTTTTAATAGCGTTTCTTCGTCTGCCGTCAAATCATCATTGTCAATCCCATCCTGCAATCTCTCATATAAAGCAGTACCCAAAACAGGAAGCAGATACATCTCCTGAACCGCCTTAATTTCAGGTACAATCATTTTTGAATCTATGTTTTTATGTACGGCTGAACGCTCATAAATATTTTCAGGACTGATAAATAATATATCTCTCATGTTTTATTTTTTCTTCATTACAATATTAGACTGCCAATTGTGACGGCATGATACAGAATGAGTGCCATTTGGCTTTGTCCACCAACCTCCACGCCTATCCCATACGCTGTAACCTAATCTCATACTCATAGATTCAATTTCGCTACGTGACCATAACTTATCCATTTCCAATAAACGAGCGCAAAAATCACGATTCCTGTCATCCTGCGGACCTTCATAAGAATAAAGGATTTTGAAATTAAGCGTTTCAGGTTTCTTATCTGTTTGCGTTTTCAATGGCTCTGTCAAAGTCCTTTCAATAACTTCATCCTGTCCTACCTTTGTAACCTTCACAGATATACGACCTTCGCTCGCTAAACGCTTTAATATTTCTTTAACGCTGTCAACCTCCAAATCCAATGTTTCTGCAATAACATCAGGGGTTATGCGCTTATCTTTACGCAACAAATCCATTACGTTTGTTTCTATCTGTGTAACATCAGCAAATGTTTCTTTACCGAAAACAAACTTTGAACTTTTTACAATCAAATAATCGCTTTTTAATTCTCCACACTTTGCAAATTCAGCTAATAATAATTCATCCTTTTCATGACTGCTGAACTCCTGCACCTCATTATCTATTGAAAGCATCGTATTCACTTCATCATCATTCAATCCTAAACTACTTTTCAAAAGTAACTTCGCCTGATCCTGACTGATTTCACCTTTCTCAAACTTTCTAATAATCCGTGTAAGGCTCTGCCATTGGCGGCCGCTTAGGTTTTTGAGATTCTCATTAACTGGTGCACTTTGAACTGGTGCACTTGCATCCGCAGGCGGTGTACTTATTTCAGGATATTGCGAAGCATCAATACCTATCTTTTCCAATAACCATTTCTTTGGAGCTATCTGTAAAAGCGTCTGTTCGCTAAATTCAAAGCCTATCGGCTCAACTGGTATTATCTTATGCTCCTGACCTGTAACCTCCTTAAAAAGCAGTTCTAATGCTTGCTGTTTGTCATTTACATAGGTATTCTTAAATATCTCATAAGCATCTCTAATCTCACTACGCCCGCCTAATTGCCCCTCAACACGAATACCAAACAGCATCGGACTTGTAACCTGATGCCCACTAAATATCTCCTGCTGTACGCTTTTAGCCAATATATCAAAATGCTTATCTAATTCCGTACTGCTTAAATCGTCAAGTTGTGGCCGTTTATTCGGATCTTTTCCGAAGTTCAATACAATATTTCCCGCATTTTCACTACCCGTAAACTTACTCTTAAATCCTTTCTCAATCTCTCTTTTCTCCTCCTCCGTAGGTATGCCCTCAAAAAAGCTAATCATCTTTGAAGCAAACATCCCATTTGTAATCGTACTCAAATGATATTTACTAATTTCAATATCAGTCTGTATAGAATTAAGCGCACCCATGTAACCCGGATAAGAATAAGTTTCAACACCCGGCCGATACTCTTTGTAATAAAGTATCTGTGTCTGATTGCGAAGCATAGCCACATCTAACTTAGGATCGTAGGCTGCAAATACTTTCGGTTCATCCTTTTTGTAACTATCCCAATCCTTCACATAAAACTGCGTATTATCTTTGCTTGATCTTACCTTTTGATAAGGTACATGATAAAAAGCACCGATATTGCCAGCCGCATTGTACTGAATCTCTAAATAACAACCACCGAAAACCTCAATATCTAAACAGGCTTTTTTAAGTATTTCATTGCAGTTTTCATAAGGGTTTGCCTGTACTACTTCGTCAAATCCCTTACCTACAATGTAATTCACCTTACCCAACACTATACCATTATGCTTGCTGCTTTTATTAAACATTGTCAGCAGCATATTTGGGAACTTATTATCTTCCCCAAACATAACCCAGCCCTTATTTGGCAGTTCCTTCATTACAGGAACTTTAACATCTGCAAACTTTATAAAACTCACACTATGTCGCATCATATACTTTGTATGTTGTTGGATTATCGTATTTTGTTGTCGTTACATCCTGACCATCAGATAAAAACATTAGCCCCGTTTCAACCACCGCACCTGCACTCGCCTCAATCAAATTAGAAGGGCTTGCCTGTTCATATATCGTATAGGTAAACCACCCTTCCTCATAATTAGCAAAGTAAGTATTTACAACTACGTCAAACTCATTAAACCTATCCTTATATAAACTCTGATCGGCACTATTTACCAAAACAAACTTTACCTTTTCATTCGTTATTCTCGACTGAAAAACACAGAGAAAGTTAGCATCTAAAATCGTCTGCTTCTCCTTTAATGTGAGATAAATTGTATCGGTATTGCCTTTTGTGAACTTAATCATTTCAATATAAATACCATTAAACAAAAACGCCCGCCTATTTCAGGCAGGCGCTTAACCATTAATCATCTATTCTTAACCGGCAGTTTCCAAAGCCGCAGCTACTGTGCTATTCACTTCATACAGTTGGTCAGGCTCTTTACCAATAAATACAAGGCTGTAACCTGAACGATCACCGAATGCAGTTCCGCTTCCGCTTGTACTTCCACTCATATCTAAGCCTCTTTCCTTACCCAGCATCCAAAACTTATTATTGTTATCCTTAACAACCGCAACCAGAATATTCTGCGCCAACAATTTCAGCTCAGTATTGATGGCAGCGGATAATTTGTTTACTACGATGGTAAGATTTTGTTCAAAGAACAAAGTACCGTTTTCGCTTGATACTGTAGGATTATGAGTAAATGATCCAGTTTCTTTTGGCAGTTCATACTTCCAGAAACGTTTACCGGCAGCCTTAGTCAAACCAGTAACTACACCGGATGCAGCTACAATACCACTTACATTACCTTTCTCGATAAAGTAAACCTCTGTAATCCCACCGGCTGAATCTTTACAATCCAAACTATATCCTTGCGTAAGTGCGCAGGCCATATTATTATGTTTTAAGAAAGGGCGGCCATTGACCGCCCTATGTTATTAATCAATTACGCTTCGAACTTAGTTATTTCGTCTGGGAAGGCGAATTGAATTCCCAGCTTAAATGAAGCAGAAAACTTCATGTTTCTGTCATCCTGAGAATACCACATCTCAAAGTTATCTTCTTCACCTTGCAGATCAACTCCCATGGAGATATTGCTCATTCTGAAAGCATAAATATCATTAGTGCCAGTCAGACCATGAACAGGAACAACGCTATATGAAGTACCGGGAACTTTGAACTCGGCAGCAGGTGCATTATTTTCAGTACCAGGATTGTAATGATACAGATTTGCATCTACATAAGCCTGAATCAGCAAATCGTAAGTATCCCATCCTACGAAGATGCGCACATCATTCTTTCCTTTGATCTTAGCAGGCAGAGCCTTAATAACAGCAAGTACAGCAGCCTTAGCTTTTGTAGTCGAATCGATAGCTGTGATAGGCGCACCGGCACCATAAAATCCAGTTACGTTAGCATCTACAACTGTTGCACCTGCATCAGATACAAGCTGCTTAACACCTTTGAACTTATTGAGCAGTCCATTAGTTCCACCGTAACCGCTACCAGTAGCTTGCCAGATAGCAACTTCCAGAGCTTCGGCAATCAGACCGGCTTTCAATGCTGTATATTCTTGAGCGAAAGCAAAAGTTTCATAATTGCTTCCTGCAGTCAGAGCCTTTTGCAGATACTTACCTTCCAGATCTTTCGGGCAGATAATCTCTTGTATCTTCACTTTTCCGACTGTAAGCGTTCGCTGCGTAAATTCGCTGGTTCCGCTTGCAGAAAATCCGCAAGATGAATCATCCTGAAAGAATACATCAGTAGCCATTCTGTTTACCGTTTCGCTGGACTTTACACCAGTCATAACGTTACCTTCTGCAATAATCATTTGTTGAGTGCGAGCCTCAAACAAAGACTGTGTAACGAGTTGCTTCTCGTTTTGTTCTACGTAGGCTGTCAAGCCAGTTACTAATAAAGACATCTTATTTTACTTTTTTAATTGTGATACAAAATTTGAATACGCTTTTATCTTATCTGCTTTTGTAGAAGCAGAATGCTTTGTGAATTGATTAGGCATTTCGGCGGGTGCTTGTGAAGGCACATTTACCAAAGTGTCTACAAGGTTTATAAGACCCTGCATAGCTTCTCTTTGTTTACCGAATGCCGCTTTAAGACCTTCATAATCAGATTGCAATGCGGAGAAGTTAGATTCATAAGCAGAAAATTTACCTTCCATTTCAGCAATTTTCTTCTTCATTTCCTCATCTTCTTTTTTCTTTACATCTTCAGCACTTTCAATCTCAATCTCTACTTTTTCTTCAGCCTCTTTTGGCATGATTTCGGTAATGGTACCGGATTCGTCAATAATAAACTTAGTGCCGTCTGCCAAAGTGTGACCACCGGCAGGAGCAGGGCTACCATCTTCGAGGGTTACCTTTCCGCCAACCTCTAAACTTGTGATTAATACCTTAGTCCCATCTTCCAAAGAATAGGAAGGGGCGGGCTGCGTTTCTTCCTGAAACACCAGCTTTTTTACTTCTTGCAATAATTCGATCGGACTTTTCATAACCATATATACACAGTATCTAAAAAATACCCCATTTTGCTATGAAAGTAAGTCCTGGAAAGCCTTTCGCCTCGTTTCGTTTATTTCATTAAAGTTGTAATATTTGTCGCAATATTGATGCAGTTTTGCCCCCTGCTCATCCCTTAAATCCTTATCATTTACAAGCCTGTTAATATGCTTTAACCAATCTTGCCTATCGTTTACGTAATTAATAACATCATCAGGAAAGCCCAAATAAGGATGAACCGCACTAACCACCACAGGCACACCCTTACCAGCTGCCTCCAATATCTTAATATTTGACTTGTACTTGTTAAAATTATTCTTAACCAATGGAATAAGCATGATGTCAGCATACTTAAATAGGTCGTAATAATTAAACACATCCATACCCCTAAATAAGGTATGTGTAAGCCGTTTATCCGATGTGAAATAGTTAGCCATGCGCCGCCAATAATATCGCTCAGTTTCATTACTATCTGCATACCCACCTAAAACCATCTGTACATTACCATCCAGCTTTTTCATCGGCCCCTGCAATAGCTTCAAATCCTGCTCATGTGTAATCCCTCCAGCCCAGAATAGCTTTATTGTATCAGTTGCCACCCTTTCGCCATTAAATTGACTCTGACCGTATGGTATCGCATTCGGTACTATTAAAACATTAGGATTATGTACGGATATTGCTTCAGCTAACCTATCATGCGTGCAGGTAACTAAATCAGCATCCCTCATGTGTTTTATAAGATTTGAAGCATAGTTAGTTTCGTTAAAAAAGTCAAACATCAGATGATCGGCATTTAGTAACCAATAATCATCGACATCGACCACTAACTTAAATCCATACTTTTTACGCAGCTCAAAAAGGTCATTCTTATCCCATGTCCGATTTATGAAAACAATATCGTATTTCTTTTCGGCAAGTTCTTCCTCCGTTATGGTATCTGTAATCCTGCCATATTCTTTCGGCATAAATGACGTATTCTCCTATTTGAAATATGCCGTTTTTTGTAGTAATTGTTTTTGTTTCAGCATCATATTCAATATATCTGCGATCAATTGCCACCACATAGGTAAGTAATACCCCATCCACAAAAACAGAGGGAGGACTGACAAAAGCGTCATTTTGATATATTGATTCGGTACCTGCTTCATTAGTCGGTATTGTGCCTGTTTCAATTTTTATATCAACATACGGCTTTATGCCTATTAATCCCAAAGGTATCGGTTGCAGATTTGC